TGAAAGGTTTTACTGGAAATTCTTTCGCCTGAAACTGTTTCGCATGACTGAAATTGGAAGATAACCTTAGTATTATATTTTACCCCGAAAAGTGTTCAAATCTGCACTTGCAAAGCCCATTTTCTTACGCTTTCAATGCATGGATACTTTTTGGTTTTTTACGAATCGAGTTTTTCAGTGCATTACTGTGTGTATGTATAAATAATTCGAATAGCAAATGCAATTTACACAGTACAACCATTATGATAGGATGTGTTTATAAAGCCTAAGGGGGGCAACATAGTGAAAACATTCTTAACGAAAATCTCTAGTTGGAGATATGGCAAAGGAAATTACAATATCATTTTTAACGTTGGCTTAATGGTGTTAGTTTATTCAATATTGGACTTAGTTTTTAATCAGACGATTAGAAACCCTTTTCTTGCAGCCGTTGGATTGATTTTTATGGCTATTGCGATTTTTGTCACCGAATTCGAGAAAAGAAGATAACTATTAGAAGATTTTCAATGGCGATTAAACTTGATAATTTCGTTCAATGTTTATCGTTGGATCTACATTCATTCAGTCATAAAAGTGCCAATACACACAGTACTGGCATTTTTTATTATTGGATTGTTTCCACGTTCATTCCGGAATGTTCTTCCCAGCGTTTGACGATCACATCCACATACTTGGGATCGAGCTCCATACAGTAGCACACCCGGTCCAACTGGTCAGCCGCTATCAATGTTGATCCACTTCCCCCAAAGGGCTCATAGAGCAGCTCTCGGGCTTTGCTGCTGTTTTTGATGAGCTTACCGACTAACGGAATCGGCTTCATGGTTGGGTGGATATCGCTGCGCAAGGGCTTGTTATCATAGATGATCGTGGTCTTAATTTGGCTGATGATATCTTGAAGCATGGTGATGAGTTCTTCTTTTTTGAGTTTCTCAATGTTGACGGATTCATCGAAGATGGTGGATTGGGTCCTATCATCCACGAAGTAATGTCCCGCGCCTTCCTTCCAGCCATACAGGATCGGTTCATGTTTCCAGTGATAATCATTGCGACTGAGGTTGAAGGAGTTCTTGACCCAAATCAGATTCTCTGAGAACTTGAATCCCGCTGCGGCCATCGCTAATTGAAAGCTCACTCGCTCAACATCGCTGTGGAAGACATACATCACTCCACCGGGTTTAATGACCTTATTAGCGAGAATATACATGGCCAGTAAGAAGTCGAAGAACTTGTCCGAATCCATGTGGTCATTCATGATCGTATTGTTTTTGCGCGTGTCGTTTTTAAACATTTTGTGATAGTCGATTTTATTCTCATAGTTCACGTTGTAGGGAGGATCGGTGACAATGAGATCCGCGATCTTTCCATTCATCAGTTTTTCGACATCCTCCCATTCGGTGCTATCTCCACACATCAACCGATGCGGTCCCAGGATATAGACATCCCCGCGTTTCGATACGGGTTCTATGATTTCTTCTAGAGCTGCTTCCACATCGAAGTCATCATCCACCGCTTGAAGAACATCCATTGAGGCAAGCAGTTCTTTGAACTCCTCATCATCAAAGCCGGTCATACCCAAGTCGATTTGCTGTTCCAGTTCTAAGAGCAACTCTTTCAACTTGTCCATTTGCCATTCACCGCTGATCTTGTTTAAAGCGATGTTTAAGGCCTTCTCCTTGACCTTATCCACCTCAACGATCACAACATCGACTTCGGTGTATCCCAGGGCCTTAAGGACGGTGGCTCGTTGGTGTCCCCCGATGATCGTGAAGTCTTTGTTTACGATGATTGGATCGACGTAACCAAAATCCCGGATGCTACGACTGATCTTCTCAAACTCCGAGTCTCCCGGTTGTAGAGACTTGCGGGGATTGTAATTGGCATAGATCAGCTGCTCTAGATTGATTTTTTGAAATTGCATCAGTTCACCTAAAATGGTTTGATCAGTTGCATATAGGCTGCTTGCAACGTGATCTCATTAATCAACCGGTTCCGCCAGACATAGAAAGTCGTTTTCTCAATGTGCAACTTCTCAAAGATTTCCTGCTCGGCCATCTTTTCGTCATACTTCATCGATAACAGTTTACCTAACTCCGATTGCTCATAACGGGTATAGACGGTTTCGATAATGGTGGACCAGGCTTTCTCTTCTTTGTCCAAGCTGGTCTTAATGTTGTTGCGGTTGTACAGATAATACTCCACATCTTTGCGATATTTATTCATAGGTGTTTCCTCATTTCAGTCGCATGTTCTTGCGTTTGTCCGGGTGAATTTCGATGATATAATACTTGGCCATTTGCACGATTCTGGATCCGATGGCTTCATCGATGTCGAGCATTTCATTGACCAGTTTCTCAGAGCTTAATAAGGTAATCAGCTCCTTGTTGTTGTAGCGATAGTTAATGATCTCAAAGGCAATCTGAATGTCTGCTTGAGTCGGTGGTTTGCCCTTCTCACTTTTGAAGAGGTCATCGATGTAGAGCACCTTGATTTCTTTGAAGACCATGATGGCTTGTTGATAGTCAGCACTTTCCATTGTGATCGCTTTGAGTTTGACGATTTCATCCCGCCACAACATATACCTGGCCGGATGTCCTTGTTCCATCAGCTTGTTGACAATGGCGGTACAGATGTGTGTCTTTCCTACCCCTACTTGGCCACCGATGTAAAACCAACAGCGCTCATGATGAATCATAAACTCCAAGGCTTTGGATTTGATGTGGTGCTGCCATTGCTCTTTGACCAAGTAACTGTCCAAGGTGTATTCATGGACCATCTTGCTCAACCCACTTTTATGGATCAGCAAACGACTCATTCGAGAAACATAACATGCACATTCTTGTAAGGCGGTATACTCCCCGACTTCCACCAAGATATACCCCTTGTTCTTACAGGTTCGACAATCGTTGCCTTCAAGGGTTCCTTCGGTTTGGTTATACAGGGTACATTGGTTGTGGTTATAGTTGGAGGGTCGTTTCAACATTCCAACGGTCGTCGTTATCATTTCTTCCACTTTGCGCATGATGATCTCCTTTTTTGAGTGGATAGACACTAAACCAGTTACTGACGATGCTTTGATGAATGCAGGCGACCAGGTCTTCTCCTTCTTCCTGTAACTTACGAAGTTGAGTACATAGCAGTTCCTTGGCTCGAGGGGTCAACTGTTTATTCTTCATGGACTTACGCATCGCTTCATAATCATGCAACGCTAAAAGTAAATCAACATTTCCCTGAGCAAAAGTTTCAAAAACATCATCGTCTTTTTTCTTTTGTCTTTTTTCTTTATCTTTCTCTTTATCTTCTTCTATATCTAATTCTATATCTAACTCTGTGTCTGGACATGATTGACATGTCATTGACATATCTTCAAGCAACAGTTTTTGTTTCGCTCGTGAGACTTGCTTCTTTTCCCGGTTGTAATCCCGGATGGATTCAAGTCGGGTTTGACTTTGATACTTCTCCCAGTTGGACACCATCAGGATGTCATTGACGATTTCAATCATTCCAAAGCGTACCAGAATGCTTAAGGCCAATCGGATGGTGGCGACCGGTCGGTCAAACTCCGTTGACAACATTTCATCGGTATAGGGGATGTCCTTGGAGAAGTAGACAAGACCATTGTCATTGGTATGACCGGCTAAACATAAGATTTGTAACCAGATGACGATGATCGCATCGCACTCCGGCATTTTTCGGATCTGTTTGATTTTACGATTGTCAAACATATCGGAAACCAGTTTGATCCATTTGACCGCAGCCATTGAATCACCGTTGGATAAGAAAGGGTTTATCGTGCATCTCGCTTTCTTCCTTTCATGTTTTCGAGTTTTCTGCGCTTCTCTTCTAAGGTAGAACGCGTATAGATCCGGGTGGTTTCCAAGGAGCTGTGTCCCAAGATATCCGCAAGATCCAAGACGTTGTTGTATTGATTCATAAATTCTTTGGCAAAGAAATGCCGGAAACTGTGGGGATGGACTCTCTTTAAATCGACCTTTGCGGATGAAGCCACTTGTTTCATGTGTCGGACAATGGTGGAGTAGCTGATCCGAAAGATTTTGCCTTCCGTCAGCTTGCGTTCCTTACAAAACTTACGTAATTCTCGAGCCAATTCTTGGGTCAAGATGATCTCTCGTTCTTTGCCTTTGTTATAGGTGGTGAAGGTAAATCCTTGAATATTAGACACCGTAAAGGACTCCAGCTCACTGATCCGTATGCCACAGGTCGTAATGATTTTGATGATGTGATAAAGCTCTATTTTTTCTAGTTTCTTCGCATGTCGCAGGAGTCGCGAAACATCCGACTCACTGACGACATTGGGAAGACTGGATTTCTGTTGAGTTTTGATTTCTCGGACACGATGATCACTTAACTCACACCACTTTAAAAAGGTATTGACGATGGTGATGAAGTTATTGATACTGCTGGTTTTATACTGTCCCTGACACAAGGAATCCTTATACGCCAATACATGGTGCTTTTGGATTTCTTCATCATCCGGTAGAAATTCTATAAAGGCTCGGATGTCTCGTTGGTATTTCTTGATGGTTACCGGACTACGCTCCAACAGGGTCTGTGCCTGTTTGTATGCGCCTAACTTAATTCGCAGTTGTCCTTTATCCATCCTTGGGCTTCGACTCTAACATCCCTTCAAATTGGCCAAACAAATCCTTCAGTTTTTGATCTTCCAGATACTTCTTCATGGGAAGCATCGTATTGAAATACTGGGTTTTAAAGTGCTTGGCTTGCGCTTGGGCATACTGCTCAATTTCATCCCGGTGCGCGGTATCGATACGAACGTAAACCCCTTTGCCTAGCTTTGAAGGTATAAAGATTACCCCTTCTTTGCGCAGTTGGCTTAGCAGATGCCGGATGGTCCGTTCGCTTTGGTAATCGGAAGTTTTAATGATGGTCAACTCTGCGACCATTTTTTTGAATTCGATCGGTTGCATCAGACACCTCTTGCCGGTGCACTGTGCTTGGCTTGGCGATACTGTTGCAAGGTGAAGTCATAATCGATGCCCAACATTTTAAAGACCAAATGGGACGGTACTTTGGTGGGTCGTATATCGAAGGGATCATTCTCCAGCTTCTTGCATTCTTTAAAGACTACACAAGCGCTAGACCACCGTACGCCACCCATCAGTTCTTGAATATCACTTTTAGTGGCATACGGTTGGAATAGAATTTTCATGATCACTCATCCGATTTCGTGACATCGTTCTTGAAAGAAAATAGCTTCGACCGATGAGTGATAACATTGAGCGATCGCCAGTTTCACAGAATCTCTGGGGGTCCGTTGTGCGGTTTCATAAGACTCCAAGGCACGGATGGATATATTTAGTTGTAAGGCCACTTCTTCTTTGGTTCGGTTACCTCGTAAGAGTATTAACCGTTGGGCAATGAGTTCTTTGTCCATTGTCAGGTCTCCTTTCGCAAGTTTGCTTCATGCATGGGGTTGGATTTTGATCCATGATGATTTACGTTGCAACCAAGCTCCTCTGTCGACCGAGTGAGATTGACCCTTCACGTGGGGTGTGACTTCATTCTAGAAGGGTTCACAAACAAAGTCAACACGAAATGTGGATATTATTCTTGTATCAACCACGATATGTGTTACACTGTTTGTGAGGTGAAAACTATGGCATCCTTTGGTGAACGCTTACGCGAGTGTCGAAAACTCGCACATCTAACACAAAAAAAACTTGCCCAAGCAGCGCAAGTAGCCGAAAGTACGATCAGTATGTATGAGATGGAAAAACGACAACCGGACTTCGAAACGTTGGAAGTCCTGGCGGATTTCTTTAACGTGGATATCGACTACTTACTGGGACGAACGGATACCATCACGGTGATCCCTAACAGTCGGGTAACGTCTATGATAACCAAAATTCCGGTCTATGGCAAGATATCTGCCGGCAAGCCTTTTGAGGCTATTGAAGAAATTCTGGAACATATTGAAGTCCCTAGCTGGTTAGCCAGTCGCACCAATCTGTTTGGGTTGATGGTGGTTGGGGATAGCATGAACAAAGTGATTCCCAACGGCTATATAGCGGTCATTCAGAAGACTTCTTCCCTGGATGATGGCTGTATTGGGGCGATTATGGTGAATGGCTCGGATGCGACATTGAAGCGATACTATAAAATCAAAGACGGGATCCTATTGGAACCGTTGAGTTTTAATCCGGAGCATCTTCCGTTGATCATCAAAAACGACGATCATATTCAAGTGTCGATTATTGGCAAGCTGGTGTGGAGCTGCGCAGCGAAGAGTTTTTAGAAGTCCCAGAAATAAAAAGTACCCCAATTATTTCGGGGTACAAGATCATTCCCTGTGTGGGGGGGAATAGAGGAATGTCTTGAGCTTATTGTAACAGAGTTACCCGGGAGGTACAAGCAATGGCACTTTATAAAGATGAAAAACGGAGCACATGGTACTGCAAAGTCAACTATCTCAATGAGGTAGGAAAACTGATTTCGCATACCAAACGAGGGTTCAAGTTGAAGCGCGATGCGATCAATTATGAGTCTTCGTTTCGTTGCGAGCAATATGAGAAGCAGGAAATTCCGGTACCCGAATTACCCGTCGTAATTCCCGAGCCGGTCAAAGAATTACTCTTTCAGGAGCTCTTTGTCAAATACATCGAAAACAAACGACATGAAGCCGAAGACTATAATGTCAACAAGTACATTCAAGTAGCCAATCGATTCTTTCCAACCATCATGAAGAAATCCATGTCCAAAATTAAACCTAGCGATTACCTCGAGTGTCGCAACTTTATCGAAAGTCAAAAGGCTGCAGTCCGATACCGGAACAAGGCCATTTTTCTTTTGAAGAGTGTTTCTCGCTTTGGGTTTGATTATTATGAACTAAGGGATCATGCAAGGTTGTTAAAGGTCATACCTCTTAAGTCGACGGAGTTTAAGGAGCGGGAAGTCTGGACACCGGATCAGTTTAAACTCTTTATTGAGCATGTGGATCATGTTGTCTATAAGTCGTATTTCACTTTCTTGTATTACAGTGGGGTACGACGTAGTGAAGCACGCGCGGTCGAGAAGAAAGACATTATCGATGGCTGCGTCAGCATCAACAAATCCATGCATCAATACAAGAATGAGTTCAAATCACTGAAGACCAATGCCAGTCGACGTCGCATTCAATTGAACCAACATGTCCTTGATATGATCGCACCTCTACTGGAACGGGATGGTCCCCTGCTTTTTGGGGATTACGAGGATCTCTCATCAACATCCATTCAACGATACTTCTCCAATGGCATAAAAAAATGTAACCAGGTTCTTGAAGGTATCGGTGAGAAACCCATTCCTAAGATCCGGTTACATGATATGCGACATAGTCATGCGACTTTCTTAATTAACAAAGGTGCAAACATTGTGGCGGTATCCAAGAGATTAGGCCACTCGGATATTAACATGACATTGAAGGTATACACTCACCTTTTGAAGGAAAATGAGAATCAGATAATAGATCTGCTCGAGAACAATTAAGTTTTAGAAAAAATTTTCTTAACTAATAACTTTCTCATATCTGATGAAACATTAGCTTTCAAAAAGAATAAGTAATAAACACATACGATTAGATATCGGATTCTTCTAATGTCTTTCGTAGTTATATCAATAGACACATCTCCATGTGCAATAGAGTTCCTAATCATACTTAATCTGTCAAACAGCATTGTGTCAGAATAAAGTTTCTCACCAAATATAGTCTCAACCATGTCAACAAAATCTATATCAGATTTTTTGAGATATCCTAATTTCTCATTTAAGGGTACATGGCGATTAACAAGATTTCTAATTGATTTGAATGACCTTGTTTCTTTGGTTGAAATTTCTTGAATTTTAATATCAATGAAACCAAGTATGTCATTCTTAGCATCATAATATTTTTGTGAGATAACCTGCAATCCGAAAACGTCTTCTAAATATTTCTCATATGCAGCTGTCACTTGAATCACTCTTGAACTTGATATTGATTTTTGAACGCTCAAGTTCTCTGCTATAAATCGATTGTTCAGGTGTTCATTTAAATACAAATTAATAATGTTTTTAAGATTGTTAATATCATTAACAAAGTCATTGAAAATCACATCTTCTCTAGAACGTGAAATTTTTAAACCTGTCGTTAGACTCTTTATCAACAAATACCCTGACTCTATATATTTGTCATCGCTAAACTCAAGAATTGATATCCTATCTAGTCCAATTTCAAGCGAATAGTTAATTAATGAATAAAAATTCATTAAATCAAAGATGATTTCTATTGTTTGCTCCACTGTTATGGCCGAAGAAAAACGAAGTATCATATTCGAATACGATTGAAATGGAATGGTCGAGTTGTGGTTGTATTTAGTTGTTGTGCTAAAATTAATCTCAATATCTAGTTTTTTACTTTTAATGTTCACTTCGATTAATGGAGATTTTAAATTCTCAGTGACAAGACTAAATTCAAAGTTTCCGTCTTGCTCTTCCAAGTTTTTATGTTTGAATACCTCTTCAGGTGGATAAAAACTATTAATAATGTCTCCCTGAATGCTTATCCCCTCTATGCTGTAATCATTTTTGTGACTATCAAAAATTGAAATGCTGATTACGCTATAATGAATTAAATTTTCTATCTGAGAGCATAATTCCGGAACCTTAAATAAAAGATTTTTATGATCATGAGTCATCCCAAATAGTTCAATGGTACCAATAACATACTTTGGATTATTTATTTTTTCAAAAAATCTTTTCCTTTGATTACTATCCATTTTAATCTTATTCGGTAAGATAGTGAGATTCCAATCTTGGTAAACGAAACTTCGTTCCTCATTTTCATATTTTAGAATTCCATAAATCTTTGTATCCATTTTGTCCCCCGTTCATTTTTTATGCAAGTTAGCAATAATTACAATAAATCAAAGTCTTTCATTTCTTTATCAAAATCCCAATAATATATATCATATAAATTCTTGCTGCCATTCGTAGATAAATTGATCGACTCTTCACCAAACATAATTACAAGTTGCTTACAACTTTGATCATTCGTATATTCAATGATCTCCTTCGCTATTCCCAGAAGATTAACACCTTTGTTAGGTGGAGTTGCAATCATACCATCACTAGCATTTTTTGTTCTACCATACGTGATAATCAATTTATAAGGTGCATTCATCGAGCATAATTTTTGCATTTCGTGAAGCCAGTCAGTACCATCATTCTCATGTTCGATCAGTATTTCATATTTCCAGACGTAATTTTCGACACCTTTTTTTACCTTATCATAACTCGTCAGCCACACCACTCTATCTACGGTCATTTTCTCGCTTTGGTAATACTTTATTCCTTTATTATAATGACTCTTCTCATATTTGATTATATTCTCCTCTTCAAGTACATCTTCAAGAACTTTAAAAATGCTACCCGAGAATGCTCTGGATATATCATAAGAAATTTTAAAAAAAGTATTATTATGATATTCGTGTGTAATTCTACTATTTAACTTTTCCGCAATTCTCACTAAATCAAACTCATCCATATATTTCCCCTTTTCTTTCCTCTATTTAGTTATTTAAATCTTATCATATGACATTTTGTGAATCATCAAAATTCGGCAATAGTTTTGTGCGTTTTTGTATTGGACAGTATCAAACTAAAAATCCGAGATGATCTCGCAATTAAAAAACGAAATTCATATCTTAAGAAAATGTTTGGTTCGCCAATGAACATCACCCATCTCGATCTCTCTATCTTCAAGACTTAAATATTTCGGAAATGTTCTTATAACTTTTTCAATTCTTTCTGGTTCATTTTTGAATCTTGAATCAATAATTAGTAATCTTAGTAATTCCAAATTGACATAGTCTCTCCGATCGTTCAGATACTCTAAGTAACTCAGTATATAGTCAAAACTTGGATAGCAGGTCTGAAGACCATTGGTAATCACAACATACAAAGCGTCGTAGCACTGCTTGTATTCTATGATATCGATAATTCTTGTTATTCCTTCAAAGCCAAAGAAGCGGTATCTTGATGCTGCATAAAGTAAGCTCGCAAACTCCTTATCATCTGGCTTGTCAATCTGAGTAAACTTATAATGATCCTCTTTCTCCAAAAGAATCAATCGACCGAACTTTAGAATGTCCTTTTTCTTCTGGATATTGCTTAAGGCATTGTATGAGAAAAACATTATATCCTCATCATCAATCTTCATTCCCCTCTTTCTTAATCTGTAATTTACATCAAAAACAATTGAACTTATGCAATCATGTGAAAAGTTAAGAACCAAGTAATTCCCAAACCAAAAGTGATCTGAATACATGAGATAATCCTGTACAAATTCGAGACTTAGATTTTTTTCTTTAAAGCGAATAATTACAATGGAATCATACCTCTTTTCTCGTCCATAAAGATTTTTCCAACTCGAATAATCTACCCAATCATAAAAAGAAGTCCAACTGCTTTTGACCTTTTCGATCTCTTCATTCATATTATTTAATTGCTCCGTTTCGTTTCATGTATTATAAGCCCATTTTAGCAAATTTAAGATTCTCGTTTGTAAAACTTCGTTTTTCAATTGTTTATTACACTCATTAGTCATTCCAAGCGGACATATACGAAAGTAGTGTCCACAAAATGTATCTTACAGATTTCAAAATAGTGAGATGTCCTTGCTCACTGACCACACATTTATTTAATACCTAGAACGAAATGTTAGATTTTTGTAGAAAGAAAAGAAAAAGAAGTTCATTGAACTTGCTGTTTCATATTTTCAAAATCTTTGCTAATATAGAATTATCAATCATCTTGGGTATGATTTAAAGGCGGGAACTTATGAACAAAAAATCGAATCTTTTACAAAACCTGGTTTTCTTAAGCTTTTCTATTATGTTAACTTTGTTTATATTCTATGTGATGAGTTGGTATAGTTTCAGTACTTTACCTACAAGTGTGGTGTTTTATAGAATGATATTTTCTACTGCTTTTCTTACCATAACTATGATTCTAATATCGACATTTAGAAAAATGCGCAAAACTTGATTGTACTTTTTCTGGAAATGTTTAAACTATATTGAAGGTAGTATGCTAAATTATTCGACATCTAGAAATAATGATTTTTAGCCGAAATTTAGCTCGTGACCACATCGTGACCACATTTTCCTGTAGAAACGGTAAAGACTGGAAAGGGAACCAACGAAAAAGCCCGCTAAAGAGTGGGAAATACAGAAACGGGAAGGTTTCTCAACCGGTCCTACTACCCCTGCCAGAAACGACAAAAAAGCCACTGTTTAGTGGTTTTTTTAGTGGTTTAATATTTGTGTTTGTTTACCGTAGTGCAAAAGACCGTTGTGCACCTCAATTATTATATATTCTGAAGTATTCCTCGTGTAAGAAATCTTTGTTAATGTGTAAATACTTCTGGGTTGTTGCTAAATTGGTATGACCGAGTATTTGTCTTAGTACCTCAAGATTGCCACTTTTTCGAATGAATTGTGTAGCGAATGTATGTCTCCATTTGTGTGGACTGATTGACTGATTGATCTCTAATTTATGTGCTAGTCTCTGGCAGATAGATTCTACTCCAAATACTGTCAGTATATCTCCAGTTACAAAATCTATAAATAGTTCATTGCTTATCTTTGAGGCAACAATGTATTTGCTTAGCAGCTGACTTGTCTTTTTACTGTAAAACACATATCTCTCTTCGTTTGTTTTGGTCACACGAACATGAATTGTGCCAGTATAGAAGTCAAAATCACTTACCTTAAGATTCAGTAATTCAGATATTCTTAGTCCGGTCTCCATCAGCAACCTAAACATAATATAGTTGCGTAATAGAATTATGTTTGATTGGTTATTTTCATAGTAATCATATATCTTCTCTTGGATATCTTTTGATATTGTCTTGATCGTTTTCTTATTCTCTGGCATTTTATCGAACTGAACAGTTCTTCCAGTCGAATACCGAATCACTTGATTTAGTGTTTGAACATATTTGTTCATTGTACGATTTGCGAGATTGGGATTTCTTTTTTGTTGTTTAATAATAAAGTCGAGTATGACATCATCATTGATATCATCACATTCCAACTTGCCGAGATACTTGGATAGAATACTCGTTTTCCCCTTTAAATATCTAAGTGTTCCTTTAGATCTTGTTACCGTAATATACTTCTCATACTTCTCAATGGCTTGGTTCAGTTTCATATGTGTTCTCCTCTTCCCTTTTGTTCTTGAAGTATTCTTTGACTTCAGCTAGATTACCAATTTTCGTAAATCTTCTAGTAAATGCACTGAATGTATCTGGGTGTTCCTGTTGCACATTATGGTACTGCCTATGGTACTCCCAGTTTGATACAACAAATACGATCGTATAACATGCTACCCTATCACTATATCTTGCCGGTAGTCGTATAGGATAACCGTCTAACCAGTTGAGCATTGAGTCTATTGGTAGCGAACTTCGAAACTCCTCAAATACGACTACTTTTTGACCACAATATTGATCAAACGGATTTTTGTAATTAGATACTCTATATACATTCTCGTAACCGTACTTATCCATGATGAATCTTGATTTTCCGACTCCTGGTTTGTCGTATAAATAGATGACTTCTAGTTTTCTGAACTTGTCTTTATACTCCTCTTCTAACATCTCTTGCCTTAATTGATTGAATCTATCTTGATATCGAATATATTGACCTGGATACTGTTCTCTTATTTCTCTATTTGTAGCACCGTTTTTTATCATCTCATAGATTTCTTCCAGATCAGACCTCTTACCCTGTGTTGGCATTTCTCCCCAGATAACTACATCTCCTAGTCTTGATTGTATCTTTGTACAATAATCTGAGGCTTGTTGTGGTGTTCCTCTCATTGATTCAATATGTGCATTGGGGAAGTATTGCTTTATAGTATTAAAGGACTTTGCGTCTTTAAAATTCAAATAAATCTGGTGGTGTTTTGTTCCCTTATCCCCCTTTTCAAGTTGGAATGCATAATAGGTAATTCCATTGATATTGGTTATAATTTCGGACAGTTGATTGTCAGTTAGTGGTTCTCGTTCTCTATAATTGTTTGTTAGAATCCAGTTTCTAGATCGTTTCATACTACCTCACTTTGCACATAAGTGTGTAAAGGGTAATACTATCCTTTACACACTTGGTTGTTTGTTGGATAAACCAACAAAACAACCTTTATTCTCATTATGAGAACTTCTGACTATAGTATATATTCTCATATTGAGAATGTCAATATCATATTCACAATTTGAGAACATTATGATATTATTGATTACATAAGGAGTGATGATCATGAGTATTGGTACTCAACTTAAGGAACTGAGGTTGCAAAAAGGCATAACTCAGAAAGTAATTGCAGATTATCTTGGAATAAAAGTTAATTCATACTCACAATATGAGAATGATAAAAGAAAACCTGGAATTGAGGTACTTAGCAAAGTAGCTGAATTCTACAATGTTCTAGGTGCTGACTTCATGACAAATAGTGATCCAGATGACCAATTTCAGATTATTAGAATATTACTTGACGAGTATTTTAGATTGATATGGGTAACTAATGATTTATATGATCAGTATAAAAGTCTTGTATCTTTCACTGCCGATGATGGTGTAGTCATTGTTCCAGATAGTGAATATATTTTGCAGCAACTTTTAGAACAGTATAACGAGTTATATGACATAAAATCAAATCTGGAAATAGAATCAAACTATAAGGAAATAGAAGAGTTAGTAGAGAATTATATCAAGACATTATAATTCTTTTTCTGCTATCTAGTAATCATTTTTACAGTAGAAATAAGTGGGGCGAATTATGTCAATTAAGAATAAAATCTACAACCTAATCAGAGAAGATGATGTTAATGATATTTACTCTAACATTTTTGACTTGAGCATTATATCTTTGATAGTGATCAATCTCCTACTGATTATACTTGATACTTTTAACATGCCAGACTGGTACTTTAGTCTATCATCTAAAATTGAGTCTATATCAGTCATAATATTCACACTTGAGTATCTTGCCAGATTATGGGTATCTGATCTCGCAATTAAATGGGTTTCTCCAACTAAAGCAAGAGTGAAACATGTTTTCTCATTTATGGCTATGATTGATTTATTAGCAATTTTGCCGTTTTACATACCGTTTTTAATACCAGTAGACTTAAGAATTCTTCGTTCATTACGCATGATTCGTTTAATGAGATTACTAAAAATTAACAGATATACAAGTGCACTAAAGACTATAACAACCGTGTTTATCAACAAAAAAAATCAACTTGCGTCTTCGTTGATCATAGTTTCTCTATTGATGATAATTTCTTCTGTGATCATGTATAATCTTGAATCTCAAGTTCAACCAGATGTATTTGAAAATGCTTTTTCCGGACTTTGGTGGGCAGTTGCAACCCTTACAACGGTTGGTTATGGCGATATATACCCTATTACTTTTGGTGGTAAAGTCATGGCTGGTATTATTGCTTTACTTGGCATTGGACTTGTCGCAGTTCCTACTGGAATTATCTCAGCTGGGTTTGTTGAAATGATAGATGTCGAAAAATTATCCATACCAAAAAAACATAGAATTGCATACATAAAGAGAAAGAACAGACGACCTAAGTAACTCGATTAATTTTTACTTTCTTATTCCTAACAGTTTCAGTAAGTCAAATGATGTCTTCTTATATACTTTGTTATAGACTGCTTTCTCTGGATCCTTGATTAATCCAGTACCCTTTTTGCCATACATTGGCACTACTGCTTTTTTAACACTTCTTTTGATCTTACCTGTTGTTTTCGCTTTTAGTGTTTTGGTCAAATTGGGTTTTCTTACTCCTAGTTTCATTTTTATCCCCCTTTAGGATTATATCTAGTTACATCAGTTGATTTTGATGTACTATTTTTTTTGAACATTTGCTCAATCAAATTCATCCTTTGCTCTATAATCCAACGGGATTATTGTATGTGATTGATAAATATTCATGTTTAGTTTAATGTCATGTTTTACATCATAATTGGATTCTGACATAAATGTGATATCTGCACCTTTGACAGAAGAATGTCGATTACTATTAAAACAAAGCACGAAACCGACTGGAATAGTCGATATTTCCGAAATTTTCAAAATTCCATCTTCTTTTCGCATTACAGATACTGGCAAAAACCTCTCCATGCCACCTCGAAATGCATACATATATACTCGATACTTGTCAGAAGGAAAAACGGTTGATTCTCTAGAACTGATAAAATCGTATACAGTATCATCAAAAATCTTAATACTATTTATAACCATAAACATTGTGATCACATGTTTGAATATTGCAAGACTGCACATATTTTTAATAACAAACTCACCTGTTACATTTTGATTTTGAGGATTTATTATAATTCTATCATAGATCTCGTTTACAAATTCAGCATAATAAGGTACATACCACGAACCGAAATTGTTGTTACATTTGGCACATATGGATTTAAAAGTTCTTCCTTTTTGCTTATTATCATACCTTAACCCATTAACATCCCACGGCTTATCATTTTTGTTACTAATTAAATCTAGACCATTATATAATTTTATCGGATGACTATTATTTGCAGACCTGGGTGGGACATGTTCATCAGTCAATTTAACATTATCAAGGCAAGTTCTACATATTCCCATTTCACTATTATCATTCATTATTATAACCCCCAAGTTCATCACTATGAATATTTTATCATTTTTAAAACTTTTTTACATTATTTTAGGAATTGTTTAACTTAATACATGTTTGATAATGTAGATTCAATAATCATCATTCTATGTGACTGTGCGGTCTCCAAAACCGTTAATGTGGGTTCAACTCCTACTACCCCTGCCAACGTGCAAAAAGTCCACTAAACAGTGGCTTTTTTATTTTCGTGACCACATCGTGACCACATTTATTTACGTTTTATTTGCCACTCCATTGTTAACACGGATTTTACGTTGATTACTATGGCACGCAAATACTACTTCAAATTCTGTTAATCTAATATTTCAACTTGTAACATCGAATCAAGGTCTGTCAAGTTAACCTCTATGTTACTAATATAGTGACAAGAATGTCTCTGGATTTTGTGATTTATCGATTGGCATTGAAGCATAAGACCTATATTGTGCGCCTGTTTTTGAGTTAGATACACCAAATGAATCTTTAGCCTTTTTATCATTTATTATCCAACCACAAATATATACATCCATATGATCCAGAGAAAACATTTTCAAATGTTCTTCAAAAAGGTCTTTGTTAAATCTTCTAGATTTTTCAGCATTAATTTCCTCCATTGCTATAAAACTTTTCAAATCCTTGGGAATATAGAAAACTTGGAAGATATATCTTGCTTCACTTACATGACTACTATGTCGATTTACTATAATATTACGCTTTGTATTAATAGTAGGAAGATCTCTTGTGTATTTTTCCAGTGACGACTTCACTTCGATTTCATCTTCTCCAATTTTTAAATCAAATAAGTCTCTATTAACAAAATTGTCTGACCTTATTTGATCATATTCTATAATTTTTATATTAGCATTTTTAAATAGAATATATTGCTTTACTACATTTTTGGCATAATCTCCGAAAAGCAAATCCAATACTTTTGCATTAGGATGCCTTGTTTGCCATGTGTCAATAGTATTGTTCAGTTTTTTTAATGAAGTATTTCTTGCTAATTCCAAACAGATTTTGTGAACTGAAATATCAACCAACTTCTCAAACTGATGGCCATCTTGAAAAACAATTTTCTTGAACATATTACTCTCCGTTCTGAAAGATACTTTCTAATAAATGCCAATTACTACTTTCTATATCATCATCGAGTTTTTCATAAGCAATGAAAAACTCAGATGATTTTTTATCTTTTCTAACAAAACCGACCCTAATGTTGTTCTCTTTCTCATATTCTTTAAGAACAGCAAACTTAATAGGCGAAAATTTATCAATATCTTCACTTTCACCACTTGCTTTAAATCCACCCTTTGTCTCAATTATCCAAACTTTATCATTTAAACATACGACATAATCAGGATAGAATAATTTTTGCTTCCCCGAATTATCTTGATACACGATTGAAAAATACTCCTGCCCCTTATCACCATTTTTGTAGAACCATTTCACATACCTACTTTCTTGAATGTACTTTTCAAATTCTCTTTCAGGATTTGATCGCGGCTCAGATGAAGACAAATATCCTTCATAAACATTTTTTGTATATATTCTTTGAACTCTTGATGATGAATCATATGTTAAAATAACTTCATTAGGAAATCTAAATTCCTCCTTGATCTTTAGTTTTTGTACTAAATTTAAACTTTGCAGATTGACATCAGACATAGCGTCTGAAAAATCATTCACTAGTAAATCTCGGTTATTAATGACAAACGAATAGAGTTCTTTAGTATCTAACTTTAGTATTTTTTTGTTGTATGGCTTCACTCTGGACTCAAATAGTCTTCTTGTAATTACTCTCATAAGATCATATGTCATTCCAATTTTTGATCCAATCTCGGAAAGAATATTATGAAAATCTCGTCCATGTGTGTGAGTATTTAAAGGTTCAAAAATCGAAATTTTGTCTAACTGATTCATTCTTCTCAAATCAAGTACAGTAACTGTTCCTCTATGCAATGATCTTATTACATGATTTTCAAAAATATAACCAGCATGTTCTAGACTCGTCTTCAATTCCACAGTCATCGAATTAGTGTATCTATCAATATAATGTTTATGTATGCATTTTAGAGCAACTTCGGGGTCAACACCAATTGGCTGATAAGACCTATTTTCCTTGATTAAAACTACATTCTTATACTCTTCCTTCAAGTATATTTTTTTAGCATCTATAGCATTTTTACCTATGGCAGATTTTACATCTTCAACAAATTTCATATCAACAGTGTAAAGATAGGCACTATCAACAATCTCATTCAAATAGTGCTTTGCCTCTGGCATTCTTCTAATTCGTCCAATCGTTTGAATATCAAATTTTTCTGAGGTGTTTCCCCTTAGCTTTACAAGAACGTGTGCACGAGGGCAATCCCACCCTGTCGCTATTGCTTGCTTGATTATTAGGAAACTTGTAAAGTTAGTATTTTTTTCGATGTCTTCAATATTTGCCTTTTTATCACTTAACCAAACTCCCAACTTACCATTTTCATATGTTATCTCTTGCTTATAAAAATATTCTTCAATTTTATTTAACATGAAGTTTGAATTGTTAGGTATTTGCACAAGAACTAAGGGATTTATATTTACATTTAATGAATCTAATTCTCTCTTTATTTCATCTCTTTTATTTAAAGCCTTATCTAACAAATAAAACGTCTGATCATCTATAGTTTCATTCGAATCAATGTTCTCATTTATAATTATTCTCTTTTTGATCAACTCTTCCTGTATCACCACACTTTCTGGAATGTCAATTAAGTATGGATTCTCATAATTATTCGGAGTCGCTGACATTTTGATTACAATTTCAGGCTTGAAGTAGTCTTTGACTATACTTGACTTAATCGTGTCATGTGAGTGAGACTCATCAATAATAATAGCAAACTTTAAACCGTTATTACTTGCAACTTTAATATGGTCTATTAGATCCGACTTCTCTCCATCTTTTAACGCATTATTGCCTTTTTTGTTAACGAGTTCCCAATTTATATAAACTATATCCCCACGCTCGAACCCCAAAAGAAGTATATCTGATAACTGTTTAGTCGCATTTCTTGGATAATACTTGTTCATTTTAGATTTACTTTGTAGTTCTAACTCACCATTCCCTGGTGTAAGCCAAATAATGACATAATCGCTTTCTCTTTTAATCAGCTGATTAATAAATGAAGAGATGATTATTGTTTTCCCTGAACCTGTACAACTTTTCAAAACTATTTCACTTTTGTCTGAATAAAACCCTGAAAATAGTTCTTGAACCGCTCTTTGTTGAAATGGTTTTAGTTCCATTCAATCATCCTCCTCACGTAAAAGTAAAAGGGACTGACCCCGATTTTAAATCCTAACAATAGAAATACTGCTAAAAATCCGAATAGTAATAATCAGGAACAATGAACAAATCAATCCCTCTATCAAGTATCAATTTTTTCGATTCAGAACTTAATAATACATTGATTCCGATGAAAACCTTCTCAACATGATTGTAACTATTAATATTATCTAAGAAGCCTTTAATTGATTCATCATCTAGAAGGATTAAATACTTTGTGAGTTTCTCTGAGGTAAATCCATATTGAAACTCCACTAGGTCTTTCATATGTACTATAAGATCATCTGCATATTCTAAATATAACTTATCCTTAACTGGCATGAATCCAATATCATACATTCTTAAATTTGAACCAAAATCGTTAATTAATTTTTGAACTCGTGGATAGGTAATATTGTCACAAATATTGTTTTGATTATTAGTACAAAGTATGAATGATCGATTTCCTCCATCATCATTGTTCAATTCTAACACGGCATGTCCAGTTGTACCTGATCCCGCGAAAAAATCAAGTATTACCGCGCTTTCATCATAATATGTTTCAAGTAGTCTTTTGATCAATGAAGAAGGCTTTGGGTATTCAAACTTATCTTCAAGTTTAAATGAATCCAACTCTTTTCTTGCATTGTCGTTAGAGTATTTGTTTTCTATTAATTCGAGAGTACTCATAGGCTTTGTTCTACTAAAATAGTCTATTTGATAATCTTTACCAGTTTTCTTAATAGTACATTTTAAATAAGTTTTAGTATATAGCCTTCCTGTTTTTTCATTAACAACTATCCATTCATTTTCTATACCGAATTTTACAAGATCCTTACTCCATCTCCATCGAAAACCATCTTTAGGATTCTCGCTTTTTCTAAGCTTGAATTCCTCTTCATTAACACTTCCAGGATAAAAAGTTCTTCCGTCTATTTGTATTGGAAAATCGAGAGAATTAACATATCCTAATGTATTGTAATCCAAAGTTTGGTTAAGCTTATATGGTCCTCTTTTATCAACATGTTCATCCGTATATTTAAAACCTTCATCAATATGTTCTTTCATGACAAATACATTTGATTTTGATTTTGAATAAATCAAAACATAGTCGTGGTTTTTTGAGAATGATATTGTTGACTTACCACTTTTCTTAGTGATTCTAGGCAAGCTGCCTACAAAATTCGAATCTCCAAATAT